GACAAATCCTAAGAAAAAAGAACAACATTTAAATAATAAATCTCGTCATGAGCTTGAGCATCGTTGGCAAGAACATGATTGGATACAACAATATCAGGATTTTTTAGAACATGAATATCAACAGATTCAAGAATAGCTTTTCCGAGAACATCTTCCGTCATAAGTATAGCCAAGGTCCAAACGATACGTGGGATGCGCTTGCTGAACGTTTGGTGGAGGATGTTTGTGGCACACGTTGGGGTAAGGATCGCGCTCTTATGTCACAAGAAGATCGTGATCAACTTACTCAGTATATTAAAGAGATGAAGTTCGTTCCGGGCGGTCGCTATTTATGGTACGCCGGTCGTCAGAATAGTTATTTCAACAATTGTTTCCTGCTACGTGCAGAGGAAGATACACGAGAAGAATGGGCAGAGCTAAGCAAGAGGGCAGTGAGTTGCCTAATGACTGGGGGCGGCATTGGTGTAGATTATTCTATTCTACGTCCATCAGGGAAGCCGCTGACTCGTACTGGTGGATTGTCCAGCGGTCCGATCCCACTGATGCAAATGATAAACGAGATTGGCCGAGGGGTGATGCAAGGTGGCTCAAGACGATCCGCGATTTACGCAAGTCTCAATTGGCTACACGAGGACATTCCCAATTTCCTCACAGCAAAGAACTGGTCTACGTCGATCCGCGACCTGAAAAACTCAGATTTTAATTTCCCTGCTCCACTTGATATGACCAATATCTCAGTTAACTATGATGATAAATGGTTATATAATGCAGATCGTGCGAATCTACATACCTTTGTAGAGAATTGTCGTCAGGCTATGATGACAGGCGAACCGGGCTTTAGTTTTAACTTTGGTGATAAGCAAAATGAAACCCTTAGAAATGCATGTACGGAAGTTACATCTGAAGATGATTCTGATGTATGTAATCTTGGTTCAATCAACATGTCTAATATTTCGTCTATTGAAGAATTCAAACATGTTGTTGAACTCGGTTCCAAATTCCTTGTTTGTGGAACGTTACGCGCAGATCTACCGTATGATAAAGTCTACAAGGTCAGAGAAAAGAATCGAAGACTTGGACTTGGACTTATGGGTATCCATGCATGGCTACTCCAGCGAGGACATGGATATGAAGTCACACCAGAACTCCATGAATGGTTAAAGGTATATAAAGATGAATCTGAAAAAGCTGCTAATGAACATTGCAATAGGTTATATATTAGTAGGCCTGTTGCTTATAGGGCCATCGCTCCTACAGGTAGTATTGGTATTCTTGCTGGGACTACTACAGGTATTGAGCCACTCTTTGCTGTGGCCTATAAACGTCGTTACCTTACTGATGGCACAAAATGGAAGTACGAATATGTTGTTGACACAACTGCTGATCAACTAATTAAAGAGTATGGACTCAATCCAAACAAAATCGAAACCGCCTATGGACTAAGCCATGACTACGAAAAACGACTCGCGTTCCAAGCGGACATACAAGATTACGTGGACATGTCAATTTCATCTACAATCAATCTTCCATCTTGGGGAAGTAAAGGAAATGGTGAAGGATCTGTCTCCCGCTTTGCACAGACGCTTAGTGCGTATGCTCCCCGGCTCAGAGGATTCACATGTTACCCGGATGGAAGTAGAGGAGGTCAACCTCTAACAGAAGTGCCTTACGAAGAAGCAATTTCCAAGAAGGGCATTGTCTATGAAGAGAACGTTGATCGTGCATGTACATCAGGGGTCTGTGGTATTTAAATAATAAGAAAGATAAAATTGAACGAAGAATTCAAAGCACTACTACTAGAAACAATCATTGAACTTAAAGATCATCCAGAAGGTAAGGATGGTGTTGCATTTGTCACAGAGTTTGAGGAAGAACCTGAATGGGAAGTAGCACTAGTCTTCCGCAAGATTGACTCAACAAAGCACTAAAAGAAAAAGCCTCCATATCCGCAAGGACTGGAGGCTTTATTTTTACTAAGGTTTAAATACTCTATTACCAGATCTAGGTGGTACAGTTTGAACATGACACCAACCTTTAGTTGCTGATGGATGTTCTAACCAAAGACCAATCTCTGCTAGTATGTTTAAATTGTTCATACACCAATCATCTAATTTACCATTAGAGTCTTCCAGATCGCAAGCTTTGCATAGCATATGATTGCTCTTGCGGGCACCGCCCACAGCCGCGTTAACGGCTGCTGGGCGATAACCACTTGTGATCTTTCTATCTTCTCCAAACTGTATCAGAAGACTGTTGACTTTTTCAACAGTATCAATCGCATTCTCTAGCAACTCAAACGTTAGACCAGCTTTGCGATTCATTAGATACTCATCAACTGTTTTCATTGACCACTCCTAAAGTTAAAGATCTGATTGATTTTTCTAGCAGACTCTGCTGTGTTAGGAACAGATCCAGATTTAGGAACATAGTTACGTGTTTCCTGATCCACAAGTTTACTGAATAGCTCAGAACCAATAGCAGATTCTAGTTGTTTCTCATCCGGTTGTATCGACACGATCTTTTCCTTATACAGCGGATTGCCTGTCTCAACCGCAAGAGTCGCTAGTTTCTTTAGTTGCTCATTGCGCATTTTAGTTTCTTGTGAAGCTTGCATGATGATCTGATTAGAGTAACGTTCTTCTGTACTCTTAGTTCCCATTAATCCTGCAATGATATCTTCTGGTGTTCTTTCCTTAACAGCCTTGTTACCAAAACCACCAGCAACCATTCCAGTATCTTCTCCAAAAGCTCTAGTAGTATTTACACCAGCAAGTTCCTTAGCACCATAAGCGATAGGACCAGCAGGTAGTACCTGTTCTATAGCCTTGCGTAAATCAGCATCTGTAGTAGGTTTACCAGCAGCAGTAGCTGCTAACGTACCCGCACCAGACAGAACATCACCAGAGAAAGAAATCAATGGCATCAAACGTTGCCAATCCTCTTCTGCATACATGACACCCATCATTACAGTAGCTAGTGTTTCATTAGATCTAATAGAAGAACCTAGATCAACACCTGTCATTGATGGTAGGCCATATAGAACAGCTTGTCTGCCAGCATCTGAGTCAGGCAATACGCGATCTAAGAATGATTCATCCCTTGCAACCAAATCTAAGATACTAGGTAGTTTATAATCAGGGAATTTAGAAGCTAACCATTTGCGGATTAGCTCATACTCCTGAATAAACTGAGCACTGACTACACCGCCAAGCGCAGTCGCCATTAAACCATATGTTAACAATGGTGCCCACGTTGATGGTTTCATTGTCTCAAAGTGTTTGATGTCACTGACAATATTAGCAAGTTGTGCTTGACCAAAAGTTTGTAATGGTCTCATAGCTTCACCAACAATCCCTAAATGTTGGAACATTGGTGCAGCTTCTGATCTACTATATTGAACCATTGTAGCATCTGTACCATGCATGGCTAGTCTAGTTGCTTCTTGTGTAGACTTACCAAGACCTTTATAATGCTCATACATAGCTGCATACGTCACTAGCCTAGAGAAAGAATCAGCAGACTCATTAAGCTTATTTAAGAACATATACTTCTTAACACGTTCCATAAAACTATTGTCAGCTTTACTTAAGTGCAATGCTTCTACGAACTGAGGTTCAAATGTATTAGTTGTTTGTGATACATCAAAGACACTATTACGCAATTCTTGGTTGCCCGTAGCAAGTTTATATAAACCCTTACCATAAGACCAATATGCGCGGAAACCTCCATCATAAGCCATATGTCTGATAGCCTGTACTGGTGATGACAATGCTTGACCAACAACGAACACTGGCTTAGCCATTAACTTAGTGAGATAGAATGCTTCTAACAATCCATTCTTAACTGTGTCAAACACAGGTTGATTTGGTTTGAACTCTTTACCAGTAGTTTCTACCGCGAATTTCGCAGCTTCATCTACAACGTTACGTACAGATTCGTCGAAACTCTCAAGTTTATTTTCAACTCTGTTAAGAGCAGAATCAACCATCTGAGAAGCAGCTTGCCATGTACGTGGGTTAGTCTCTTGTAAGTCTCCTAGTTTCAGTAGAGGATCTGTATGATGATTGACCATCATCTTACGAAGAGTGCCTGTGTAATCATTGACAGATAACTGAATAGCTTCCTTAAATGATTTTCCACGTTCTACATCAGATAACATAACCTCTGAACCTTTATATCCTAGAATGTTCATACGCTGTTGGTGGTGCTTGCCAAGTTTACCACCACGTTGAATAACACGTATAAACACATCGTCTAGAATACGTTGAAACTCTCGTCCAGAGTTAGGAAACTTCTGGTTGACAATGTCCTTTAGGGTTTCAGCAGCTTCTAACAAAGCTGTACTTTGGTTAGGATCAACTTTAGTTACAGGAGTAACATCAAGATGTTTAAATTTACCTTGTTGTAGTTTCTGTAAGAATGCTTTGCCTTCTGCTGGAGTTTTGAAGTGTTGTCTATACGCAGGAGAACCTTGGAAAGAAATATCCACAAAGTAATCGCCAGTACGCACAGATGGATACCAACCTGCTCTGCGCGGAAGGATATTCTTTTTATCTAAATCTGTTTGAACTTTAACAGTTTCTTCATATTGCTTACTAAACATGGTAGTAAGGGACTTGAAGATTGTCTTTTGCTCTTCAGACAAAGTTTGTCCATACTTCTGTAAGGTTTGTTCGTATTCTAAACCTTCCTCAAAACCACGTTGGAATAGATCATGAATCTTGGCAAAGTCTTCTGGCTTACCATTCTTTACTAACATGTAAGGGCTATCGCCGTTCTTGACCTTAGACAATTTCATATGTATTGGGAGTTGTTCCCATGTTTGTCTAGCTACATCACCAAACCAAAGACTGTTACTGATCTTAGATGCACGTTGCTCAGCATCACGAATGTGCCAATACACTTTCTGAATAACTGGATTGTCTCTAAGGATCTGTTGTAGACCAGTCTTACCAAAGAACTTAGAAGCTGTAAAGGTAGCACCAGAAGCCAGCGCATTTAATACTCTTGTACTGAATGGCACAACGTCATGATCCAACTTGGCAGACATGATTGCTTCTTTGTCTTTGCCTGTTAACATCCATCCACGCGAGAATGTATCACGCATTACATCTTCAAGTGTCTTCTTGTAATATGGGAAAGCATCAGGATCAGTATTACCCATGATAGCTTTTTCATTCTGCTCAGTACGCAGTTTCTCAAAGATTGTTTGACCAGTTTCAGCGATTGACTTCTTATTAAGATCAATAATCTCATTGACAATTTCATCAACAAAGTTTTCTTTGGTTAATGAGAACCTATGTTTACGCATCATATCAAAAGAAGCATTGATCAACTTAGAGAAACCTTGTAGGTATTTACTCTTAGCAGCGAAAGCACCAAGAGCATGGTTGTACATTAGGTTTCTAGCTACACGTTCAGCAAAGAACTCATGGAACTTTTCTTGTGATTTTACTAATGATCTTGTATCTCCAAATAGAATCGGTTCCAGTTTATTCTGTTTAACAAAATCATTAAAAGCTTTGTCTAGTTGATGCAGTTGATCTACATGAGTAATAGTAGATTGTAGAAACTTATTGAATAGAACATGACCAAGTTCATGCGCTGCCACGCGGATCGTACCAAATGCTTTATTACCATAGCGTTCAGCAAGTGCAGTTCTATTTAAATGAACAATAGTAGTATTACCATAGTGTTCAATTAGACCTGTCTTATTGTGAGTAGACTCAATAAAGAAAATCTTATCTTTATTAAGACCAATAATATTAACAAAGTGTCGCATGACTCTTTGCATTTCTACTGGAATATTCTTATCAAAATAAACATCAGAATCTTTTAGAGAATTAAAAAGATTTAGATTGTCCGATAGAACAATGCCTAGATTATCAGCATGGTTCTCTACCGCATCTAGAACAGATTCAACTTTGATAGGCTTAGCTACATCAACAATAGTATTACCAGCTTCAATAACAGTGTTTAGCTTATCACGCAATTCTGGTGAATGTTTCAGAACATTTTCCATAGCTGTTCTATGAAGATCAATTTGGGCTTCTAGTGATGCACGCATTTCTAGAGCTTTAGCAATATCAAATGTACCAGAAGGTAACTGACCAGATTCATGGGCAGCGATTTGCTTATTGATATTGTCTAGTACTCTAGTTAGTTTGTTACCATTAAACTTATGATGCTGCAATGCTTGTGCCGGTGTGCGTTGAACAGTTGCTCTAAGATTTGGATCGACAAGACCGCCCTCAGCAGTTTCAATTGGTTCTCTAGTAGGACCACCTTCAAGTAGTTCATGCTGTGTACGCACAGGTTCAGGAGAACCAAACCGTGAGTTTAGATATCCTTGGTAATCTTCGTCAGACATAGCACGGAAACCGGCAGGTTTATTTGAAGAAGTAGTTCTATCTAAATACTGTTCGTAAGTTTCACCTTGTTTAACAGGTTCTGTTTTTTGTGTAGGCTGTTCGTTAGTAAACCAAGAAAGATCTGGTTGTTTACCAGCAAGGATTTCTTGATAGGCTTTTGCCTCTTGTTCTAGAGAAGCTTTTAAAGCGTTATAATTCTGTCCGGGCATATCACCCTTAGCCTGACGAGTTTCAAGAGCTTCTAGGCCATCTAGCGTGCGTTGTAGACGTGCTTGTACCTTATCAGGAGACTCATTCATAGCCTCTGTAATCTTAGTAACTGCAATTTCTACAGGAGATTGCTTAGGAGCTTCATCAGACAAACCGCGAGATTCAGCAATCTCTTGATCAAGTTTATTTACATCTGCTTTTGTAACCTCTTCATACACACGCTTAGGACGCTTCGGTAAAGAAGCAAGTTTCTCATGTAACCGAAAATCGCGTTGAAGTTTTGCTTCATTGAGAACAGATTCAGGAACTTGTTCTGGATCATTAAAGATAGATTCAATCTTGGTTAATGTTTGTTGTAGCTTTTTCTTCTCAGCATCAATTGAATTTAATGCTTCGACAATCTCAGGAGAAGTGTCTCCTTCTTCAACTTGTTTAGCTAATTCTAATTCTAATTGTTCATACTGCTCAAGACGAGATTGAGTTTGTCCATATGATTTATTTAGAAGATCTAGTTCGCTAATAGGAGCAATAGTTGGTTCTACTGGCTCACGTTCGCGCTGTGGTAGTGGTGTAGCTTGATGAGGACCACGAGCGTTTAAATGATGAGCAGCACCAAAACCACCACCAATTAGACCAGCCATTGTGGTAGTTTCTGCGGTTGGCTCAAAGGCCTTTTGAATCTCTGGTGTTTCAGCAATACCGGAAATTGCAGAGCGAGTAGCTGCATCTTGTGCAGCATTAATACCAACACCTGATAGAATCTTAGATACAGCACTCTTACCAACCATGCCCGGTAGAGCAGCACCAATAACGTTACCAACAGTGTCAATATCAGTACCTAATTGTGCAGTGCCTAAATCCTCACCAGCAGCAATCATAGATTGACCAGTCTCTGCTGGACTAAATGGCATAGCTAGTAATTGAGCAGGTAGGGTAGCAACAGTACCTGATAACTTGTCCCCAAAGGTTTGTTCTGCATCTTTTGGAATCCAGTAATCACTCATGGATTGTGAAAGATCTTCCATACCTTTATAAATAGTATCAGCAATATCTGTCTGTCCTAAAGCTGTAGCTGCTCCACCAGCAAGTAAACCGCCGGCCTTAACAAAAGGCTGTGCTGCTTGTTGTAGACCAATACCTAAATTTTCTAGTGTAGTTGTGCCGCGTTTTTCTACTTGTTTAGGTGGTAAGGTATCTACATATGCCGACATCTGAGCAAATTCTGTCTCAGTCGGTTCGTGATCTACATCAAAATCGTATCCTTTATATGAATATGTCGGCATAGTATTCCTTATTTAATTGTCCAGCCTTGCGGTAGAGATGGTTGTTGTGAAGTTTGCTGACCAGTTGGCGGTTGTGGTCTTGTAGATTGTTGTACCGGAGCAGGTTGATTTACAACCTTGCCCTTAGTCATTGCTGGTAAATCCATCTTAGGAGTGTAAGCAGATGGATTAGATGCTAGGCGAGATTGTTGATCTAGATGAATGAACATTTCAGCTTCATACTTCTGTTGGGGTGTTGCACCCGGATCAGCAACAATCTTAAAAGCTAAGGCTAGTTGTTCTTTATACTTAGGATCAGATCGTTTAGCTTCTGCCTCTTTTAGTCGTATAGCTTGACGAGCTTCTGCTAATGCTAAAGCATCCTCACCCTTCATATCAAGCAACTTCTTCTGCTGAATAAATTTAGGATCAATTTCAGAAAGAGTATCAGCCAAGTCAGCAGTGACTTGCGCAGCAGAAAGTCTATCTGATTCAGGTTTAGATCTGTCGTATTGAGTATCAACCCCTTTAAACATCTTACCAAATAAACTTTCTTTAGCTGCTTGATTCTCCAATTCAGCTTGACCCGCTGTTTGCTTAAAGGGTTGTAATCCTCTGGCAGTTTGACCAGCAGCTAAGTTACTCATGCCCTGACCCTCAATTGTTTGGGTCATACCTTCTTGATAGCGTGGATCAGTCTTATACATATTAGCAAATAAATTTTGATTAGCTTGCTCTACATCAATAGGTTGCATTTGCTGTTCGCGTTGATTAGCTAGAAACTGTTTAACTAGTTCTAGTTCATCACCCTCTTGTTGATTAGCTGCATTGATACCTTGATACAAAGCACCAAGAGCAAACTGAGGTTGGTATCCAGTACTGATAGGCATTAGCCACCTCCAGAGTTCTTAGCAGCTAATGCTTTAATAGCTTCAATGATTTGGTCCTGTTGTGTATTACCAAGAGCATTCATGATAGGAGAAGCATAACCCTGTGTGTTAGCTTGTGATGCTTGATTCAAGGCGCTCAAACCACCACTAACTTGTTGAGGACCAATACCAGCACCCGCCGGTTGCATTAGACTATTCATGTACTGTTGTGCAATTTGCGCTTGGGCTGCAAGCATTGCTGGAGAACTAGTAGCAGAGTTGCTACGGCGACCAGCAGCAGCATCTTTAATAGCCTGTGCCTTAGCGATTTGCGCGACTTGATCCCGAACTATTGGAGCAGAGTAGGGATTTTGTACAGTCTGTTGTAGTTGTTGCTGATAGAACGGACGTTGAGAACCAAATGGATCTAGTCCTTGTTGCATCTGTTGAACATTGCTACGAACATCCCCGGCATACTTCTTATTTTGTCTACCTTCCATAAGAGCAGCTAGACCTTTAAGACCATACTCCATACCTTTGCTATTAAATAGATTAGCAAGAGTTTGTTGAACTCCAGAGGTATCCCAACCACCTCCCATATCCGCACGATCTAGTGTATCTGGCATAACACCAACACCTCCACCAGTGCCTAGATCAAAAGTACCTTGGGGCATTTGACCTGTACCACTAAAATCAAACATAGATCCTTGACCAAAATCACTGACACCCCCAAAAGGAATATTAGAAGAGTCGTAATTTGGATTCCAATTATAGTCCGGTGTTTGGTTTGCAGCAAACATCTCATCCTCAGACATAGATGTATCGTAATTACCCCACTCTTCGCCCGGAGCATTAGAAATATTAGATTCAAAATCAAAAGAATCATTATAAGCCATTATTATTATTCCTTAAAGTGATCCAGTCCACTGAACGCGGAAAGCTGGTAGTGTTACAGTACCGGCAGTAGTTCCCGGAACGTCTGTTGAATTGAGAGTAATAGAGGATGCACTAGACCAAATGTAATGCCGTGTTTTAGCACCCGGCGGTAAGTACAAAGTAGTTGTAAATACAATCTGATCTTCTACACTATTCACAACCTCTCTAGATCTAGCTGAATATCTTAAAATATTAAAGCCACTCCCAGTATCCAACTCAGCGTAGAAATATAACTTTCTATTTGATCCAGAAGCAATCGCATTTAAAGTTAAACTCATTGTATAAACACCACCATTTGTAAATACAAATTCTCCTCCACTGATATCATAACTAATACCATTAGTGGTTACTACAGTAGCTAACGCTGGATTAAATAGGGTGGGGGTTGTTGGAAGAACAGTACCCGATGTTGTGAGTTCAACTGCAAGACTATTACTCATTGCATTGTGTTGCCCCAATGTCAAATGGTACTTTTCTCCTGACGAACCTCCTTGTGTATTTTGTAGTTGGTTATGGTCGCGTAGTGCTATATCTGTTATATTACTTCCAGAGAAATTAATAATAGACCAAGGAACAGAGCCAGATGTAGAGACATAGTTACGAAGTTGTCTATACCATTCTAACCATGTAAATGAACCCGGCGCATCATTAATTGGTGGCGGAGGTAAACCAGCCATTCTTAATCTCCTTCAGTAAAAACAACTTCTAATGATTCCAAACGTAATGGGTTATTAGATGAATGTAGGATTCTAAAAGCTCTGCGCCTAAATCTACCAAGTCTATGAAATGCTGGGAAGTCGTCCGTTAAACTCACAATCTTTGCATTAGACCACGATTGGTAATCATTGTCTGAGAAATACAAAGCTACACTATTAGAAGTAGAGTATCTATCACCAACAACTTTTACAGAATGCATAAACTTAGGTTTGTATGAATCCATGTCATAGCGATTAGTTACTAACTCGCAGAGGATGGTGGTTCCATCGTCGGTGTATGCTTCTGTATCAAGTTTGTACAAACTTCCATTGGAGTTATGCAGAAGATATACGGAGCCAGTGCCATTGTCTGCAAAGTGGTCATATGCAAAAACTGCGTGACTTCCACCGGAGTTAGAAGACCACTCATGCCATAGCTTTTCGTCAAGGTCATATACTAAAGTCCTTCCAATTGTTTTGAGATTAATTACATAAAACATATGGCCTTTAGTACGTAAGCCATAACCACGCACATCAGACATATCAACTTCAGAATCTAGAATACGTTCGATGTATTCGTCAGAAATTTTCTTAGGTTGGAAACCCTCAATTACCCACGCGGCTCTACCACCACTATCTGATTGTGAAATAAACGCACAGAACTTTTCATTCTGATACACAGCGTATGGAGCAGCCACACCCATTTGAATAGTGGTAGCGTCATTGCGACTAAGTGGTGAACCTGCCGCATTAGCTGCGTCGTAGAAAAACTCAATTGAATTTCCACCAAGAACAACTACTTGGTTGTTCTGACGAGCTAAAGCTCTTACAGGATCAGGGAACATTTCAGCAGATAGGAAATTCTCAGATGACCATTTAGCAGGTTCGTCCAGATCACTAGTATATACATCACTACCTTTTGCTAAGACAATGTATCCATCTATAAAGGTTGGACTTGGGATATGCGGGGATGGGAATGAATTTAGTGTAGATGTTGCAGTTGCAGTTGCTGAACCTGTTAGTGTGTGAGTTGTACCAGTACCAACGGATGTGAGATTAATAGCGGTCCCGGCAATTGCGTTAGCTTCAGAAGTAGCTAGTTTAATTGTGTTAGCACTACTATTAATTATATAATAAGTCACACCATTTGTCAAGCCACCAATAGAAGTGCCACCTCCATTAGAGTATGTAACAGCATTACCAACACCGTATGTGTGTCCTGTAATTGTTATTGTCTCGTCAGAAGTATTAACTGCTGTTGCTGGATTAAATGTGAGAACTGGTGCTGCGATAGTCACAGCAGGTGCCGTTAGGTAGCCATCACCTACGATAACTAAACTAACACTAACAACTTCTCCAGCATCTACTGTAGAGGTTGCGGTTGCTGTAGTGCCAGAAATGGGAGCATCAATAGTTACCGTTGGATTGGCACCATACCCTGCTCCTGCCATAGTTATATTAATATTATATAAAGAGGTAGAAGATACTAAGATAACTGTATCATCATCTTTAATAATCCAGCCGCTTGTACCATCACAAATAAAAAGATAGTCTCCTAGTGTAGAAGAGTTAGCTAGTTGGATTCCCAAGGGACCAGTTGATCCTGTGAGTGTGAGCATTTCTGTAGGAGGTGCTCCATCTTTATATACCTTATCACCGATAGCAACAAAGAAAGCACCATTAAAATAAATAGAACCTCTACCCTCACCAGTACCAAAATCTTTATATAAAGTTGTTCCCGGTCTTTTATTAATAAAGATTTTAGTATTCTCTAGTTGCTCTACTTTGCGCGTTTCAGGGAACATATTCACAAAGCGCTGATCAGTAGTTGATCCAGAACTTCTATTAGAATATGCACCCATCAAAGGCAACCGCGTTGTGCGTGGTTTACCGGGTGTAGCTCTAGTTTCGTTTGCCATTATTTACTGTTGCCTTTTTAAATAAATTAACTAGTTGTTGGGCCTTTTGTTTATTCTGCTGGTCTTTTGTTTTATCAACACCTCCAGAAGATTTACCAAAAGTATTTAACAAACTATGTAATCCACCAGACATACCACCATATAATGATCCAGCAATAGGACTATTCTTTGTAAAGAGGCTGTTTAATCCTCCACTAGCAGCACCCCCTAAAATGTTAGATCCAACATCACCTAGATACCCCTGTGAGGCTTTTGCTAAGGCATCACCAGCAGCACCAGATGCACCACTAAATAGAGCACCAGCTAATGCGGATTTAATATCACCACCACGAATAACATTAGTGGCTGCTGTTGTTGCAAAATTACTTATACCTTTTGCTACTGCTGGAGACAAGTCTTGTTGTTGTAAGTATCCACTTAAAGCATTTGTAGGATTAGCTCCAGTGAATCCACCCACAGCACTAAGACCACTTAAGATACCACCCATAGGATCATCATTAGAAAATGAATTAGCAGCGTTAGCAACTGCTCCCCAAGGACCAAAGAAACTCGCTACGATAGGAGCAACTTGCATGAAAGCTTCTTTTTGAGAATCTGCTCCTAGAATATCAACAGCAAGATCTTGTGCAGTATTATGGAAAGGATCTGCCCGATCTAGAATAGGATCTAGTATATTAAAGATACCACCAAATAAACCACCATTACTTTTGTGAGAATATTGAGCTACCTCATGATTGTTCCAGCCGGGCAGTTGATTAACATTTTCTGTAGGAATAAAAGCATTGTAATTACCTAAAGATTTTGTTAGATTTTTCCATTGCTCGGGATTAATTAATTCTCTACCTAGTTGAAAATTTGATTTAGTTGATCCCGATGGATCTATGCGTGCTACATTAAATGGATTTACATAACCACTAATATCAGGAGTTGCTGGACCAAGATTCTGTTTATAACCAAGTAATTTATTATTAAAAATTAATGGTAAAGATCCATATAACGTGTCAGCCCCTGTAATTGTCTCAGTAGCCCTATTACTTGGCATACGCCTGTGTGAAAGATTCGAGAATCCGCTTTCCGTATAAGGGTCTAAATTACCCTTCATTGTTTGGCCTAGGATTTCCCAATCTTCTAATGCTCCGGCAGTGTGTGCTCTTGGAGAATATGGATTGTATGGAATGATGGGTAATTGATATTGTTGACCCGTTTCTGGATCAACTTCCCACTGATTCATTGAAGCTTGAGTTCTATCTTTTCTATAAGCATTAATAGCATTTGCTACTGTGCCATAATGAGTACCAATACTTTGATTATCTTGTCCCAGAATATCATACTTACCTTGACCAATGTCTTTTAAAGAATATCCTTGTGTTCCAAACTTAGCGGAACTTGTGTCAGTGGGACCATAACTCCAAAACTTACCATCACCTAAACTAATATTACCGCCTGCTAAAGAGGCTGCTTGTAGATCAGGATTTTGTACTTCTGCTTCTTTTCTACCAGCGCCTAGAAATTCAGAAGGTTGTTGTGCTTGTTGTAGTTGTGTTTTATTTTGTAGAGCGAAAGCGCCCGGATCGCTTGTGCCAAGACGCATCATTTCATTACGCTGGCGCTGACTCATGCCTACATATTTACGATTGATGGCATCAGCGATTTGTGCTTGGTCTAATCCGAGAGAACCTACTTGCTGTGCTTGAGTTCCTATAGCCATTACCAGTTCCTACGATCTACTTGGAAATAGAGAGATCCTTCCTCCAATCCAAAGTTAAGAGCATCCTGTTTAATTAATGTCATTTCTTGCCAGAGCATTTTACGACTAGTAGAATCTAATCCATACTCAGGAGCAAGGCGTGTAGCTAGTCCATAAGTAATAGCATCATACCACTCTTGAGGAAAGTCTGGTGTATTACCACTAGTATCGAAATCTTCAAATGGAGCTTGATAGACAAGATGTAAAGCATATGCACTAGCTTCAGTAGACGTTGGTACAGGAAATACATAGAGAACACCATTGTCTCTACGTGGATCATAGTAGATTTGAATTGGGTTCCCTGTAGTTTCTTTATTGCCTAGTAGATTATACTCTTGTTTAGTCACTACACGCATGGGAATATCTACAGAACTTGTAGTATTTCGATTCCATGCTTGTAGTACTTTTAAAGGCTTGGGTGTATCTAAAGTATAAGAAGCTTGGTCAGCTACTAAAGTAACTGTACGTTCTTTAATAGCCCATAAAGGCATTCCATCAGCAGCCCATGCTTTTACTAGACCATTAAGAGCTAATGCAGCTTCTGTAGTTTGATCTGCTGTAGGTTCTTCACCTTGAGCTAGAACACCTAATAGCCGCAAAGCGCGTTTAATAATATCATCTCTGGATACAGAGAAATCTGTGCTGCCTGACGTTGCCATATTATTTAATCCCTCTTACTAAAACAATAATAGCTGTGGCTGCTGCGGCGATACCGCCAATCCACTTAACAGCGCTCACTAGCCATCCAGCAGCTTTCCACGCTGTAACAAGATCTTGTACATCTACTGTAAGATGGTCAATCTTCTCTTCCAGAGATTTAAGTTTTTGCTCGATTTCTAGCAATCGTTTTTCTTCTTTCAATTGATGCTCTGCGAGTTCGAGGTCGCCTTGCCTCCGGTTCGGGTAATTGTCCATTTAACACCTTATATTATAATTATCTAATTATGAAGTCTTTATAAATTTAAAGCGAAATGTGCTACCTTTAAATCTATCTTGTTCCCTAGCTGATGTGGGTGTGCCGATGTGCTCAAGCTTAATCTTCCAGCCAAGGTTGAAGCT